TGTTCAGCCATTATAATACTTCCTCTAATCTTTTAGATGTTTGAAACATTTCTCTAGCGCCATCTAATCCTTGCGATTCTTCTGATACTTCACCTCCGGATTCGAGGTTTTTCATCATGTTATACATAACTTCTGCGCCTTTGTCTATATCTCCTTCACCTGCATTTCTAACAGCATCTGCTGTAAAGACAAACTCATTTTTAGATAATCTTGCAGGCACATCGTCTGCTCTTTCCATACGACCGATAGGCACAAACCCACCTTCTTCTCTGTAGTCTTTTTCCATACCATCCATATCTAGTAATGGCATAGTCTTTTTAGCTACTGGTTCTGCATCTCCGCCTTCAGCCATAAATCTTCTAGCTAATATTCTATTAGGATTGTTTCTAATCGCATCAATATCTATACCTTGAGTTTTGTAATACTCATCCAAATCCATTTTTTTATCATCATCTTTACCCACACCTAACATATCTAAAGCAAAAGGAAGACCAATACCTAATCCTATATTACCACCTAAAGTTAACTTACCACCTTCTTCACCTGTAGCCATACCTAATTTAGATAATATTTTTCCAAAGGGACTTAATTGAGTCATTGGTCCATTTGATGTTGCTTTTGCAGCCATACGTAATGGATTAAAACTTCCTTTACCAAAAAATGAACCTAAACCTTTTCCACCACCTGCACCCATAAGTGCGTTTCCACCAAAATATAATAACGCAGCTTTACCTATTGGAGATTTTGCAACTTTCTTAATAGCTCTACCTGCTTTCTTAACAAGTTTACCTAAGAAATACATTTGTCTTCCTGATTCAAGGTCCATGATTCCTCCTGTAGGATCATCTTCATCTTGCATCATTTCCATCTGTCTCATTCGTCCACCGTCCATATATCCTGCTCTCATTATTCCACCATCTGCTGCAAACTGTGGTCCACTAAAATCAAATATAGAGCCCATGATTCTTGGAGCAAGGCCTGTGTAGTCTCTGGGGTTTATTACTTCTTCTTCTGTATCACCTATAGTATCTTCAGGTAAAATTTTTTGTCCTGCACCATCGTCTCTAGTATTAGTTACAACTAATTGACCTGAAGAATCGTAGTAATTACCTCCCAATGGATTACCCATAGCATCTATGTTACCAGATAGTCTGTCTGACATGTAATCTTTATATGCTTGTTCTATGTCAAAATTTTCATCATCTAACATTGAAGTATTTATCCCAGGAATTTTTCCAGCTCTTAAAACGTTTTCTACAAAATATCTTCTATTGGGTTTTCTATTTAAATTACCTAAAAATTTTATGTAACTAGGTGTATATTCAGAATAATTAGCTTTTTTATTTATAAAATCTAAAGTATCATTTCCAGAGCCTGCTATATTTTCTCTTTCATCATAACCAAGAGCTTTAGCTTGTTTTCTTTCAGCTATTTGTAATCTTGCTTTTTGATTTGCTATTCTTTTATCATATTCTTGATCTGCTTTTCTGCCACCACCCATTTCAGAAACACTTCTACCAGAAAAACTTCCTGCACCACCTGGATCCGCATCAAAATCTGCTCCAGATTGACCACCGCCACCTATATCACCAAAACTATCCAATGACATAATTCCAGATGGACCCATGTTAGGACCATTTTCTAATCCACCATGTAAGTCTGCTTTTAATATTAAATTTTTTTCTGCTTCTGTAATGTAAGCTAATTCTGTTGCTGGTTTATCAGGTGATGATTGCCATTTTCTAGGAGCTTGAACTTCAGGTTGTCTACCGAGATGATTTTCTACACCACCCTGAATAGCTACATCACCATCTTTTAACATCTGTCTATATTGTTGTGCTCTTGTAATTGCCATCGTTCTAGTATACTATAATTTTGTATCTCCTCCAAGTGGTAAAGCTTCTACAATTACCTTAACATCTCTCTTAATATCGTCAGCTATAGTCTCTGTTTCAGGATTTTGTACGTCCTGCATAGCTTCTGCGTCTGAGTTATAATCTTGACCTGTTTTCATATTAGTTAATGTAACTTCTGTTTGCGGTGTAATAATCTTAACTGGTTTACCGTTTATTATTTCTATTCTATATGATGCTTCTGTTTCTATAAATGACATATTAATCCCTGTTTATTTCTAATATTGATGCTACTACATGCAATCTATTTGCATCTGCAGCGGTTACTTTTAGTATTTCGTTTTCTTCTAATATAACAGGTTGAGTCAGTAATTGTTCTGTTGCATGACCTGCTACACTTTTTACATCAAACAATACAAACACATTACTAGACGCATCAGTTACAGTTGCTGTAATCGTACTACCATTATTACTATCATCACAAACTAAAATACTTTTTATAATGGCTCTTGAATCAGATGGTGCAGTATACAAAGTAGTTACATCCGTAGTTGTTAAATCTAGTTTTGCGTTTTTATAAATGTTAGCCATTAAACCAAGTAAACCTTTCTTGTTCTTGTTTTTGTTCGTTTAAAAACGTAGAATTTAATTGTTCTATTACTAAAGAAATTGCTCTGTTAATTTGTTTTTGGTTAGATACATCATACTCTTCTTTTGGTTCAGGTAATCTTACTACGACTTTAGCCATTATCTACGTCCATCCGGTTGTATATCTATTCTCAAAGTTCCAAATCTCCATGATTCACTAACATCTGTGTTTTCTATTTTAATGTTAACAAATCTTCCTCTGGCCCTAGTGTCCTTTTTATCAGTGCTAGAGTTAATTGTAAAGGGACTTAACGTTGTAGTTGATTCTGATTGTTGAGGATAACGCTTAACACCAAGAGTTACTTTTGCATTACCTTGTAAGTTTTTAAAATCTGGTACAAATCTTCTCATAGCTAAAAACACTTCACCAGCAATACTTGGTCCACTCGATCTACCTTGAGCATCTTTCTGTTTTGCTTGTAGATCAAAGTCATATGATTTTACAAAAGATGTAACAGTGGTTGTACTACCATCAGGATTTACTTGATCAGTTCCAACCTCATGTTCAAAAAATTGTGTTTGTCCTAAACCATCTTGACCTACTACAACAGGAAAACTTCCATCAAGAGAATCATTATATTTGGTTGCAAAAGGTTTTTCATAAACAGAGGCATCAATCCAAGTAGTTCTAGCTTCTGTTCCAATATACCAAACACCACCTTTCATTGGTTCTCCGTAATTAAATACTACATACTGATCGTTATAGTCTGAGCTTGTTGATGGATAATACCAAACAACTTCTGTAAATTGATTATTTAATCCAGCATAAATTTGTTGTCCTTTTGTAGTATCTGCTTGATCATAAACATAATCTTCAACACTACATGGTAAAGATTTAACTGTACCATCGAACATAAAGAAACCATTTGGACTCATCCAAAACGCAGCACCATCTATTTCAACAGCTGCATTTTTACCAATCAATCCACAGTTAGTACCTACTTGTTCAAATCCAAATGTAAAAGGTGAGCCAATAAATTTCATGGTGTATAAAGCATTGTCTGTCCAAACTAGAATAGTTTCTTTAGCTTTTAATGAACCCATGATCCGTGTTCCATCTTGCAATCTTTGTGTACCAGCACTATTAATTGCTGTTGGTGTGTAGTCATTTATATCTTCTTGATCCGAAAATCTTATAAACATATCATCTTGTGTTGTTGTATCTCCAATAGTTGTTTCGGTTCCTAAATGAATTAAGTGACGTGTTGTAGGTGAAACTAATGTAACTCTAGTTGCTGTTGGATTATTAGATGTAGAAAAACCAGATGTAGATGTTGATGCTCTGACCGTTAAAGGAGATGCAGCTCCTGCGTTCCATGTAAATGTTTTACCATTAGCAATAGTTGCAACTAACACTTGACCAAAATTACTTAAAGACCATAAACCAGGTTCTAGTACTACTTCAGAAGCTTTTACTGCGCTTCCAAAACCTGTAAAGTTTGAAGCATCCGTTACGACTGCACTGTTTGAATGAGCTTGACCATTTGATGTACCAGCAGTTGCAGTTCCAAAAGCTCCTCTTGTAATACCTGTTAAAGTATTTACACCCTTACCAGTGTAAGTAATTAACTCGTCACCAACTAATATAGTTCCAGCAGTTGGAAAACCTGCGTTAGATGTAATATTAATTACAGTTCCTGATCCACCAGTACCATTTGTGTCTGCAAGTAACGCTCCATTTAAAGTTGTTATTTGTGCACCGGGCACTGTTCCACCATATTGACCAACACCAAAACCATAACCATATGACTGTGCAGCAGGACCAACTTTTTCATAAGGTATAACACTACAAGATCCTGTAGCTACACCATCTGCTGTTTCTGTTCCTGTTACAACTATAATTTTAGCAGAAGTTACTCTTGTAACTTGAAATAATTTATCTTCAAAAGCAGCATCCGTTAAATTTACTCCACTAGGAGCACTCACACTATCTAATAAAACAATATCTCCTGACTCTAGATTATGGTCAGATGAAAAAG